CTCACACCGGCAGGCGCTTTCAATGGCTGTTGGCTCAGTGGGTTGTGGCGATTCGTTGTCGCTGGCAGCACGATCTGCCTGCTCACCCTGCTGTTCTTCAATCAGCCGTCTTCCGCAATGCGCGGAGTGGTCTTACGCTGTCGGACTGCACAACCAAGGTAGGTAATGCAGGCACGCTGCCAGATCCCTGTATTATTATCTCGCGCCAGGTAGCGCGGCCGACCGGCCATCAAAAGGACGCGATCGGGGCGAGGACAGTCGCCACCACAAGCGTTTGGTTCACCGTTGTTGCAGTGATAGCCAGAACCAGGGAGGGGTTTTGCGCTGTGACGATGTACGTGGACGTTGCGTTCGCGCTAGTTGCAGCTGCGACGAATCCAGCGAACAAAGTGTCCTTGAGGGTAAGTCCCACCAGTGTGTTGAATGCTATCGCGGAAATCACTGTTCCGTTGACCGACGCAGACACACACACCTCCTGCCCCACTTGCACATTAGACATCGCTAGCACATTGGTGCTCGCCCCTGTCAAGATGATGGGGCCCAAAGCGACTGGTGCAGTTCCAAAGGGGGTGGCGGCAGCGGCGGTGCCGTTGCCTGTGAGCGTGCCAGAGGCCTGAAAGCCGCCAGGTGGCACGTGTGGATTGAAAAGGGTGACGTCGTAGTCCACCCACAACTTCGAGGTGTTCGCAGCTGCGTCATCGGTCGACGCAACAAACAGGTTCCCCGAGTCGTATGTCTTGATGTCCTGGTTAGGCGCAAGAGCGCCAACGCGCAAGAACTTCCTCCGTGCTTCGCCGTTCAGCAAATCGGGGTCCATCTCGCAGCAAAACCTTGCCCAGACATTTGATTCCTGAGCATCCGTGTAGGAAGACATTGCGGTCTCGCCTATAGGTGCGGGATCCGCTGCATCGTAGTCAGGGGCCATGATAACATCCCCCGACGAGGCAGTGCCAACCGCAGGCACGAGCGTGAACCGCATGCGGTTAATGCGGTATGACTCCCACCCAGCCGCTTCATTGGATAACCAAGGGAACGATCCAGCTAGGCCGGGTTGGAGGGGCACAGTCGCGAGAACGGTAAACGCCCCAGTGCCAGGGGTTGTCACCTTCGTGATCTTCTCGCGATGCACAATCCGTTGCCAATCATGAGCGGTCCTCTCGAAGACAGGCTTCAAGGACTTCATAACTGTTCCCTCAGCGACTGGCGCGAAGAAACCCACAATCGAAGATTGCGCACTCGGGTCGCCCGCCTGGGCGGCCGCAGCTCTGCCACGCTTGGCGTTTCGCTTGCGGTTCCGTCCGGTACGACGGCGTTTCGCCGAGCCTTGAGTACCTGGTGCAGGAGCATTCCCAGGAGCCCGAGCACGCTTGCGACTAGCGCGAGTACTGCGTGCATTTGAAGTGTTTGTGTTACTCATCGTTTCAGAATAAGTCGTAGAAATTTTCGGATACGCCGGTGCGACCGGAACAGCAGGGCGGGGGTAGGATCCCGCCGCCCTCGTGCATCGTTTACGTACGACGCACAGAACGGCCCGAAGGCAATCAGGTTGGCCGAGTGCGGCGCCTCACCAGCTTAGCCGCGGCAGCAGCCTTGCCTTCTGGCGTCGCTTCGAGCTTGGCCTGTGCGATTCCCGCAGGGCTTGACTCGAACACTACTCTGGCCTTCGCGGCGCAATCACGGCACCGGAACGGCTTGCCCTCCTCGAGTTTAGCACGCTGAGGCGTGCTCAACAAAGCGGCGAGGAAAGGCTTGGCACAATCGCGGCAGTTGCCGCTCAAACCTGGTGCGAGCTCAACGACAACGCTCGACTTAGGTGCTTCCGCGGCATTGTTGTCATTGACGACCGACTGCAACTCGATCGCCTTAGCAGCAACAACAACGCCTTCGCGCATGTCCTCACGGTCATCAGACTCGAGTTTGACACGTACATACGCTGGGAACGGCTTTCCCACTTCACTTGAAGGTGCATCGGTAACCATTTCAGGTGGAGCCGTGATGGGCACAGGGCGGAAGAAGCGCGGGGGCTCGAGCAAGCGCTTAGGGTCAAACAAGCACTTCCCAAGAAACTCAGGCACCAAATCCAGCATGAGGTCAGGTCGACGCTTCATCCAGAAATCCTCCATCCAGCCACAGGTATTCTCATTGGGCCACTGAACGCTCAATTCCGAAGCGGCGTAGTAACCAGCGAGATCCACGTTAATCACGGTGGGGCGACCGAACGCATGCACAACTGCGGCTGCGTAGTCGCCAATCAACGGCGTGTTGCGATCGGACAGGTACAAACCGACCATGCGCTGGCGAAGCTTTTCCTTGGGGGTCATTTCCTCCCCAGCTTTCATACGCGGCGCAACGTTGAGCTTTGAGCAGATTCTAGACACATCCGCTGTGGACGACGGATCACCTCGAAACACGAATCGGCTAAAGTAGCGGGAGATAAAATTGACACCATCTTCCCCATCGCACACTTCCTCGACCTCCAGTACGAGGCCAAGTTCGGCCCCGACTGCAATCAGGTGTTCCTTATTGATATAACGGCACAAACTGTCGTCGCCCATATAAATGCCGCATCGTCGAAGAGCTTCCTCCTTAATACGAAAGCCTTGGGGCAGCCGCTCAGTCATGGCGGCAACGAAATCCTTGGCCCAGTTCCACAAAGTATTGGCTACTGTGGTATCGGCAAACCCGGATCCGCGGCCGCACAACTGCTCGTACGGCACGCTCCCAAACAACACGGGGCAAAGGTGGCTGGACTTGGCTGCCTCGACAAGCTCCTCGTGGGTACTGGGGTGAAACACTCCCAAATACACGCTCAGCTCCCAGGCTCGCGCCACAGGACTGATTGAGCTGTCAAACTTATCGCCATCCGCCATTGTTACCTTAGCCTGTTCCTCGCACACTTCGGCAACACGCGCCGCGATCGACGCGGGGGTCATGCCAGGGCCGTACCAACCCTCTCCGTCCACCCCGAAATGCACCACCATAGCACGGTGGAACGGGATCATGAAACGGGACCACTTCAGCTTGTGCGGCGCGTTATCTGGACTAATGATACGCGGTGCTGAAACCTTCTGGGCCGGCTCGGCCTTCTCG